GAATGAGCAGTTGGAGGCGTCCAGGCTTGGGCCTGAGGGGTTGGTGCGTTTGTTGCCGGCTGTGTCTCCGCGGAGTGTGTATTTCTGGTTGTCGGGGGATAGTGCCCCGTTGGTTAGGAATCGCGCGCAGTTGGAGGATGCGTTGGGGTGGAAGCGTGGGAGTGTGACGGACATTTTGGAGGCGCCGATCACTCGTGAGGTGACGTTGTCCGAGGTCCGCGACTGGGGCCAGGTCGATGATGTGACGGCGCAGCGTGCGGCTGATCTGTCTGACGATGAGCTGCTGGTTGAACTCACGAGGCGTTGGGGTTCGATGCGGGCCCGGCTGGATGAGTTCGAGCGGCTGGCTGATGGTTCGCCGGCGACGTCGTCACGGAACATGTTTGATGTGGCGGCGCACTCGACGGACGCGGGTATGAACTCGGAGCATTTGGAGGGCTAAAGGCCCTTGACCTGCGACGTTATGTTCCTGTAGCTAAGTAAGCTGATTTTTGTTACGAACCTGTAACGCGCTGAAACCCCCGTATTCGAACATATCTTCTAAAAACGTCGTTGGCATGCGTTAGTGTCATCGGCAACCGGAACCGTTGGGGAACCGGGGAGGCGGATTTGGGGTTAGTCGTGGTCAAGGTTTTTCGAGAACGTATGCAGGACGGTTACGCAGGGTACACGGATGGGTTTGATGTGTTCCTGGATGACCGGTTGAACGCGGAGCAGACATTGTGCACGTTGCAGCACGAGATGATCCACCTTGAGCTGGGCCATAAGGGGCACCAGCCCGAGGAGGTTGAGATGCAGGTCAGGTATGAGACTGCGCGCCGGCTTCTTCCGTTTGATCGGATTGTGGGGGCGTGCAAGATGGGCTCGCTCATGGTCATTGCGAAGTCGTTGGGCGTCACACGTCAGGTACTCATGGACCGGGCCGCAACATTGTCCGACCGGGAAGCGTCCGAAGCTGGGTGCTGGGACTGCCAACTCTGCCCCGCCATCCGCTTCCGCGCCGCACGCATGGTAGAAGCCTCATGAAACGCGGGCTGTAATCCGCTGCAACGAAGGGTATGCTGAGAGTATGAGCACACAAACAACAGTCCCCATCGAGCGGAACGACAAGACGCTCTCCTGGAACGCCATATGCCCGGAGTGTAAGAAGTGCGTCGTCATGATCACGGATGAAGCCATCGCCCATGCTCCGCGGCGTCCGACTGGTAGCAGCCTTCTCCTGCCCGTGACTATGACGGCCCGGCACGACTGCGAAGGTAAGTCGTGAGTCCGCGTCCGCAGTTGGGGGTTGGTAAGCCGGGTGTGGTGTCGTTTGCGCATAGCCTGCCTATGGTGACGGCGCGTTGCCGGTTTCGTGGCCTTGATGGGGTGACGCGTCAGGTGTCGGCTCAGGGTACGGGTGTTGGGCGCACTGAGAAGGCTGTCATCCTGTCCGGGGAGAAGGCTGCTCGGGCCGCGCTCGAAGCCAAGCTTTCGGTGATGAGTCAGGGATCCGACGAACTGAACTCGGAGACGCGCCTGTCAACCCTTGCTGAACTTTGGTACACGTCGAAGCTGGGGGAGGGGTTGAAGTACCGGACTTTGGAGCGGTCGCGTTCGGTGTTGGATACGCATGTGATTCCGGGTGTGGGTGGGTTGCGGATCCGGGAGGCTTCGACGGCGAAGTTGGAGGTGTATGTGCGGAAGATTGCGGCTGAGCGTGGTGCGGCTACGGCGGTTATCGTGCGGTCGGTGTTGTCTGGGATGTTTTCGGAGGCGCAACGTTTTGATGCGGTGGTGGTGAACCCGATAGCGGCGACGCGTGTTCCGAAGCGCACGAAGGGTGAGATTCGGGCGATGTCGTTCTCTGAGTTTGAGGGGATGCGGGCGCACGCGGTGGAGGCGTTGAAGCCGTTGACGAAGGAGGAGCGGCTAGAGCGGGCGAATGGTGACGTCCGCCGTATGGGTGGTGCGAATCGTGCGCAGACCCCGTTGGATGTGATTGATTTCCTGATCGCAACAGGGGCCCGCGCGTCTGAGGTGTTGGGGTTGTGTTGGGGTGACGTGCACTTGGACGGTGATGTGCCGTTTGTGCGGATCCATCAGCAGGTGATTCGGGAGAAGGAGCGCGGGCTGGTTCTTGCTCCGACGAAGGAACGCGACGTCAGGTTGCTAGCCCTGCCTGCGTTTGCGGTGGACATGCTCAGCCGGCGCGCCACCATGCCGACGAACCAGGACGGTGCGGTGTTCACGAATGTTCGCGGCAACCTGATAGACCCGTCCAACATGCGCAGTGTGTGGCGGCGACTGTTCAAGGGTACGGAATGGGAATGGGTTACGCAGAAGACACTCCGCAAGACGGTTGCGACGGTGATTGATATGGAGCTAGGATCCGAACTCGCGGCTAAGCAGCTCGGCCACACCTCAGACAGCATGACCAAGAAGCACTACATAGCCCCGTCGAAGCTCCCCCAAGACCAACGCTCAGCCCTCGAACAATTCGGCACCTAACCCCGAATAGCCCGGCCCCTGTTTAGGGTTCCGCCCACAAACAACAATAGGCCCCCACCGACGGGTGGGGGCTTTTGCGTTAGCGCCTATAGGGGTTTCGGGCGGGCTTGATACCTGCGGCCTGTAGTTTAGCCGCCGCCATTCCTTCCTCCCAAGCCCGCGCCAGCATGTAAGGCGCTGCGGATTCCAGGAGCTTCTGCGCTTCAAGCGTCCAGTCCCTGACAGGCCGCTCGGTGTAAAGCTCGAGGTGCTGCCGGGCCGCTTCGACCGCTTCTGCGGGGATCATTCGGTTGCCTTCCTATGGGCGATGCAGTGCGGGTCTTCGGGTACGTGGGTCACGAGGCCCGCCCGGCAGGCCGGGCAGCGGGGGCCGACGTCAGGGTTAGTCATCCCTGGTTCCTGATCTGTTCGGCGCGGCGCATCAGCCACACGACGGCGTTGTCCGGTGCCGTGATCGTCTCCAACGGGAACGCCTCAACCGCATCCGTTAGAGCCTGAGCCGCTATGTGCGGTGCCGCCGCTTCAAGTGCGGCAATTGCCGCTTCTACGAACTCCTCCCCATTAATCCCCTTGTGGTCGCCCAGCCTGGACTCAACCAGCGCGTCGACCACCGCTTCTACCGCAGCGTCCGGGATCACTTGGTTAGTCATGCTGCCCCACCTTCTTGCAGGCCCATTCGAGAGCTTCCGCCCATGTCGTGAACACGTCGCTTAACTCGCCGTCTTGCCCGTCTACCTCCCATGGAAATTCGCACAGTGGGTCGTCATGCTTCGAGACCTTCCACTTACTCATGCTGCGCTCCTGATTGCAATGATGTTCGCCTGCCCGCGGTGGTAGAGGTGCTGGTGCTTGTCGGCAGACTTCTCAGCCCAGCACTTGTGCACGTACGTGAGGCTTTCCCAGCTACACGTGTGACATGCGGCGGTCATAGCTGGCTCCTATAGGGGTTGCGGTTGGCTAGCAGCAGTGCGTCGGCGGCTGATAGCAGACCGCAACGCGCCGACTCTACGGCGCAGGTAGACCAAGCCGCCGCAGATATGCGCTCCGCAGCGGCTTCGAGGGCAGCGCGCATAGTCCCCTCGCGGTGAGCTTCCACTGCCGCTTCCACCGCAGCTTCCGGGATCACTCTTGCGTTCCGTTCTCGTCCCACGTCGTTGTGCATCCTTCCACTGTGCAGTAGATTTCGATTTCGCCAGAGTACCCGAGTACGTGGGCGGCGATTGGGGCGCTGTGGCACGGTGTCAGGATGGCTTCTACCGCCGCGTCCGGGATTGTTTGGCTGCTCATGCTGCGTCCTGTCTGTCAATTCTTGCTTGGATGAGTGGGAGGTATTCGGCTTCGCGTTCGATTGCGATGCAGTGGAAGCCTTCTAGGATGCACGCCTCAACAGTGGTCCCTGACCCGGCAAACGGATCCAGGACCGTCCCCCCGGGCGGCGTGACCAGCTTGACCAGCCAGCGCATGAGTGCCAGGGGCTTCACAGTCGGATGCGCGACGCATTCCACGACCGGACGTTCCTTCTTTGGCGCCTTAGCGACGTAGAAGAATCGAGACGCGCCGCCTTCGCCTCCATAGCCGAGGTCCGGCGACCCTGCCTCATAGGTTCCCCTGCTACCCCACACTTGAGACACTGTGGATACGCCGTTGCGCTTCACGGCCACGCCGTCCTTAGTTATCCCGCTCTGCTGGTCGAGTAGTTCGGCGGTCGTCTCGTCCAGCACCACATTCGCAGGCCAACGACCGCCCTCGTGCGGCTGGACCGCGCCACTAGCCTCTGGGTCTGCCGCGAGCATCCACGGCCTATCGTTGGCTTGCGCGGATCGGTTCAGAAGGGATTTATTCTTGAACCCCGTTACCGGCTTTCGCTGGTCCGTTGCCTCGATCCGGCATCCGTCGATGTTGAGTGCCCCGGTGCCGTGGATAGCCTCGTTGGCCGTCAGTGATCCCTTAAACGGTTTGCGGCCCATGACGATGGGCTCAAACGCTGGCTTGAGTGCGGCGCGATGCTTGGGGAACCCGCTCCCGTACATCCAGGCGATGCTGTCCCGGATCTCGAACCCGGCATCTTCGACGGCGACGGCGAGCCGGTGCCACGTCCGCGACCCGCCGAACGCGAGCAGGTGCCCGCCCGGCTTGAGCACCCGTAGGCATTCCCGCGCCCACTCCTCGCCCGGGGGTAGTGCGTCCCATGCCTTCCCCATGAACCCGAGCCCATAAGGCGGATCCGTCACGATCGAATCCACCGAATTGTCGGGAAGCATCTTCATAATTTCGAGGCAATCGCCATGGACAACGCGGGGGCTCTGCGGGGGAAGGGTCATGCTCCCAGTTTACAGTTCGTTTCAACTAGTGGCTAGTCTCGTTTCAGTTAGCTTCACAGCTTCCGAAACCCACCTAGTTAACGCTTACTCAACGTTTACTCGGAACCGCTTGTTTTAGGGGCTGTAACGGCATGAAGCTGGGTGTAGGCGCTCGGACCGCTGGGCGAAGCGTGCTGAAGTTCTGCGCCGTTGTTGGGGCGATGGTTGCAGCTCGTTTCATTACCCGCTTTCGGCGGTAACGCGGGTTCGAATCCCGCTGGGGTCACTTTACCCCCGGAAACTCAAGGGTTTCCGGGGGTTTTGTTTTGCCCAGGAGAGTTTACTTAACGCTTACTCAACGGTTTGGCATGTAGCTAGCTGAAACCGTTGAAACTCGGGGGTGCAATTCACTGAAGCGAGCTGTAAGATAGAGGCATGAGAATCCAGTTGCTTTGCCGCGATTGCTCCTTTAGCCCAGACTTCAATGTCAGCGACAGGGAACGTGCGGAGGAAGTCCTAGCGCACCACCGGTTCGAATTTCACGCCAGCGCCTATTCCATGGACGTAGCGTGATGAGTACCGTGATCCCGGACGCGGCGGTAGAAGCGCTCGCGCAGGTCATTCTAGATAGCGACCTTTTAGGGTGCAGATGTTGTGGCGCGTCAACCGAGATCCAAGTCGGCCCAGAAGATTGGGATGTCATATACCCGGCCCGCGAGGAAGCTCTAGCCCGAGCGATCCTAACTGCCGGGTATCGAATCGAGCCCGCCAGGTTATCCCGGACGCGGCTGTAGGGGAGAATGTGGGCATGAGCGAACCTGTTGAAGACCACGATGTTGACCCTGCGTGGTCCGTCCTCTATGACACGTACCAGTGCAAGGCGTGTCGCAAGTGGGCATACCGCCTCACCTCGGGCGAGTGGAAGCACGGAGGTGCCAAGTGATCCCGGACGCGTAACCCCCCCCAAAGACGAAATGCCCCCACCCGGTGAAGGGTGGGGGCATTGTTGTGTCAGGGGGTGAAACTAGGTGAAACTGCGTTATGCGGTGGGGGTCACTTCGGCGTTGGTCGCGGACGGGTTGCCGTCTTTCGCGCCAGACACAAGGGACGTCAGGACGGACAGGAGCGCCCCGCCGGCAGCGATGCCGCCCATGTTCGCCCAGTCAGCTTCCAGGACGTTCATGGCCACGTCGCCGACGAAGTAAGCGGTGAGTACGGTCTGAGCTGCGGTCTTGATGGCCCGCTCAGTAGCGGCCTTCCAAAATGCGAGAGTGAACATTACTTCACCAACCGTGCGGAGAGTTCGTCAGCGACTTCTTTGGCGATGCTGGC